AGATAAGTGATTCGCTATTTTCAAAAAACACTCACCAACATAGTCTGGTACAACTGGTTTAGTTTGTTTGTTTCTTTTTGCTCTATTAATAGACTTTTTATAGTCCACCATAGCGGCAAAAAATTCTTTATTATTTACGTAATGTTCTGGTTTTTTCTTTGTTCTTGTTTGTGAATTCATCATAATTACATATTACACCATTTTTTATATATTGTCAATGCTGAAACCAACATTGACTTTTCCCAAATTTTGTGTATAATGGACTATGTAGTCTGTTGGAGAACGCTCCAAGCACCCTAGTGGAGAGTTCTTTTCGTTGCCTTATCTTTAAAGATTTCATTTAACATTTCATTATCTTCGTCTGACAATTGTTCTCTTTCAAAGAACCCACCTCGCCCTTTTTTAGGTTGGTCTAATTTATCATAATCATTTGCCATATTTAAATAACTTCTTGACATATCTCCAGACGCCATAGTTATTGTCATTATCTTATCTTTTGGTATAGTAACTACTTTATCTGGTGTATAATTAACCCATTTAATAAGAGCAATATAATCTCTTATTCCCATAGGTGTCATCTGTGGAATATACTTAATCTGTAATGGTTTGCTGATTCGTAGCAAAGGAGATTTCTCTGGTAGTTGTTTCTCTCCAGCTGGTAAATGTGCAACAACATCATCACCATTTATTAGTTTGATTATTCTTATGTCAGCTTTTACTTCCATTTTTCTCCAGTTCTATGTTATGGATTTCATAATCAAAGTCTTCACTATTGTATATATTTATACGCTCTCTAAAGTGTTGTAAAGTGTAGTTTTCCTTTTCCCCATAGGAAAGGTCATCAGCAATGTCATATAACGTTGCGTGTGATTTGTTATCTTTTAGTCTTAATCCTCTACCGATTGATTGTAAATTTCTTATCCGAGATTTACTAGGGCTGCTAAAAACAATATTGTGTAGATTACGAATATTGATACCAGTACTGAACGTCCCATAACTAGCGACAATAATCGCATTGTTAGACTTTTCTGTAATGGCTCGGACTTGTTCTCTTTCATCTGCTTCCACTCCTCCGTGAACATAGAAAATAGGTCGGTCACCTGCCTTTTCCTTAATTAAATTAAATAATAACTTACCGTGCTTTTCTACGTATTGAAACAAACATAAAGTGTTGCCGTGTAATTTAGTAACCAAGTTCTTAATGTATTTATTTCTTTTCTCATTTCTAACTAAAAAATCCATTTCTTCTTGATAGGTTTTATTCTTTAAAAAATCTCTTTGTATTTTGCTATATTGTAAAACTAAACAGAAAATTTTGAGTTTGGCTAGTTGTTCTTTGTCTTGAAGTTCAGTTGTTGTAGTAACTTTATTAACAGCACCAAACAGTCCTTCTAATACTAGTTTGTGTGTCTTACTATCATCTAGGGTACCTGTACAACCTACTTTATATTTACAATTAGTTAACTTCGTTAGTATTTTAGTTAATGATATTGCTTTAAATAGATGTGCTTCGTCACCAATTATCATACCATAGTCGCTAAAATAGTTCTTTGATAGATTATAGATTGATTGCCAAGTAGATATGACTACTCTTTTAGGTGTTATCTTACTATGTCCTTCATAGATTCTATGTACATTTTTATTACTATCATAGCCATAGTCTTTAAAATCTTTATATAATTGTTCTACTAGTGATGTAGTAGGTACTATAATTAATATCTTCTTATTTTTAGGTAGTCTTAATAGATTGAAACGTACTAATAGATATAGAATTAGTGATTTACCACTAGCAGTTGGAGATAGTAATAAACATCTATTCTTTCTGACAGCATATGTAAATGCCTTTTTTTGATAATCTCTTACGTCCATAGGAACTTTAAGAGCATTAATAAACTTTTCTACTTTACTATCATCAACTTTAGTATCTTCTATCTTTGTTCCATCAACAACTTCTATCTCATTCTCTTTGCACCAGTTAAGTACATAAGGATATAACCCTACGTATATTTGACCAGTTGCATATGAAAATAGTCTTATCTTTCCGTCCCATACCCTATTACGAAATTGTGGCATAAAACGAAAACCAGGTACTTCAAAAGTAAAGTGTTGACCTAGTTCTCTTCTAATAGAATCTTCTGCTTCTATCTTTAAATAGACATCATCCTTCTTGTCTATAACAAGATATCTAACATTTTTCATTGTTAATATGTAAAGGTTTTCTCAGCAATATAATCTTGTTCAAGCATATAAGTTGAGAAATTATATAACATACTAGCCCAAGGAGAATCTCTTCCTTGAAATTTGAACCGTCTGAAACCAAAATCATAAACTCTTTTAAATTCACTTCTTGAAAGAACGCAAGTTCTTAAATGTGGCATTAATATTCTAGGACATATAGTTTTAGGGTGTGATGGTGTATGAATAAAATCTACATTACTAAAGTTAAACATACCGTGCCAACCTTCAATTTGTGCTTTAGAAGTTTCATCATAATGATTATTTCTTATCTGACAATTCCAAGTACATCTTTCATTTATAAGTGGTATATACTTTTCTGCTTTACCTGAGTCAGATATTTCTTTCAACAATTTAAGATTAAGATTATCGTCAGGATGTAAATAAACCAATTCAAATTTATCACATAAACTTTCATAGTATTCAAAAGTTCTTTTGTGTGGCATATCTTTTGTTGATTTGCAAACAGACACCTTTTGTTTTAAATCAGGATATCTTTTTCTTATATAATCTGAAAGACAATCTTGAGTCACAGCAACAGCATTACCACTATAGTTTTGACTTGCTAAAATATCTAATAAATAATTTGAACTAGGGTCGTCAAGGTCTTTTTCTGTTAATAATGTATTTGAAAAAGTATAAGTACAACCTATACCTCTTTGATTATATTCTTGAATTAAAACCTCTGGTGTCCAACCTTGATGATTCCAAGGAACCATTTGTTGATAGTTCGTGTTTCTTCCACCCATCCATTTTACACCATAACAACCAAATACAGATTTAATTGGTAATATATAATCGTGTAATTTTTCAAAAGCATCCAAAAAATTAAAAAGTTGTTTATCGTGAATAAACAATGACCCAACATCAAAAACTGCGTCTGGAGTATCTTTGTTTAATACACCCTTACCTGTAGGAAGTCTATTTGATTTTAGTTTATCTGTAGATATGGCTACGTGTTTTTTTGGTTCCATTAAATAGCTCCTGATGTAAATTTCTTCCAATCAATTGCGTTCTTAATAGTAAATGTTCTGTTTGAAATTTGTCTAATACTTCTATCTAAAAAATCTACTACTGTAGTAAGGTAATCAACCTTTTGTTTTGCTTTAATAACTTCTTCATCTGAATCAATATACTTATCAACATCTTGTCTTAATATTTTTAAGTTAAAAGGTTTATCAATATAGACGCTAGAGTCTGCTTTACCTGTATAGTATTCCCACTTTTCTCTTTTCTTAATATGTAATTCACTTTCGGCCCTACTTAACATTAACTTAAACTTTGTTAAGTGCTTCATATATTTGTTATGTATTTGGGGTGTTTTAAGTGATTCTATATCAAGTTCACTATCGTTAATTTTTAAATCTTTGTCTGCTAATTCTTGCAATTCCTCTAATGTCATAATCTCCTTATATACTATATCATACTATAATAAAAAAGTAAAGTTTGTTACGATACCGTTACCGAAGTTTGTCCACTTCCTACTGCAAATTCATATATTTTGTATTGGAAATTGACTGTTGCTATTAAATAGTTGACATCTGTTTGTTGTTGGTTGTAATTCAATCCAGATAATGCTGTAGGGAATACATCACTAAATCTAACTTGAATATTTGTTGTATTTTTACTTGTTAATATACTTAATGTTGCGTCTGAATAAACTCCACCTGTATCAGTTGCTCTATATTTAACTTTACCTGCGTCTGTTTCTTGATTTGCACCAGTAGATGTTGGAAATCTATCTGCACCACCACCTAATAGGTCTCTAAATTCTTGTCTATCTTTAGGAAAACCTAAACCAGTTAACCAACCGTGTATCTCTCTATAGTTTTCTAAATTTTCATCAACCATAAAGTCCATATTAAGACTAGCATATGATAGTTTATCTCCAGGTACAGGTATATCTTTCAATGGTGTTTGTTGTGCCATTGTACCTTCTAATGATATGCCTGGTAAGTTTACTGCTGTACAAAAGAATTCTACTTTAGGAAGTTTTGTAATAGTAAATTTAAACTGCGTTGGAGCAGCATAATCAAATTTAGTTGGTTGTCTTTTGTATGATTGTTTAATTGTCATACTACTATTTATAAGTCATCTAGGCCAAAAAAAAGGGGAGTAAAAACTCCCCCTTAATTCTGTTTGAAAAATGTTTTTCAAACCAATGATATTACATTAAGTTCGCAACTTGAACTTTTTGGTAGTATCTATTAGCATTAGCACTTCCAGCGTCATTTACTGCTGTAGCAGCACCTGATTGAGCACCAGTTTCAGCGAATGGATTAGCGATTAAGCCATATCTAGTCTTGAATCCGATTTTCGGTTGGAAAGTGTCTTGACCAACAGCTCTAACCATTTGTAGAGGTACATATGGGCAATAAAATATCCCTGCGTCATATGGTGATGTACCTTTGTATCCAACAACATAATACTGTTTAGCAGTACTGTTTGCTGAATATGGATCAATGTACACTTTAAATCTACCGTTAAGAACACCTGCAAAAGTATTACCTGTGTCATCAACGTTTAGGTTGTTGTTAAGAGCTGGTGTGTAATCTAATACTCCAGCCATTTGAAGAGCAGAAGCAACATCAGAAGAGCAGATAATTATATTACCTTTTCCTCTACGAGTTCTTTGAGCTATTCTATTAGCATCTCTTTCAAGTTGGAACATAAGACCTTTGAATCTCTCAACTGACCATCTGCCATTTGAGTCTGTATCTAGGTCAAAAATTCCTGCTGTAGTTACGTTACCAGTTTGAGCACCTTTTTCTGAATTGATGTAGATAGTTCTTACAACTTCTCTATTAATTTCAGCAAGTATTTCTGCTGATAAGATGTTTGCAAGTTCTGTTTCTGCGTCTAAACCGTGGATTGCTTTTAAATCTTGAGCAAGTTCCATAGTGTATTCAGCCTTTAGAGCTCTTGATTTAGCAGTTACAGTAGATTTCTCTATAGAGAAAGCCATTTCTGCAAATGCATTACCGCTAGCGTCGCCTAATGCTTCAGCTTTCGCTGTAGTCATAGCTGTTCCAGCAGTATATGTTCCAGGTGAACCGTCATTTAAGACAGCTGGGTTTGCACCCGAGTGGTCAGTCGCTGAGTAGCCATCAACAGAAGATCCAGCAGCATTTCTGCCTGAAAAGTCTGTGTCTGCTTCGTCAAAGAATGATTCTCCGCCTGCTTGTGAAGTATATCTACTTCTCATTGCGAAAATTAGTCCTGTCGGACCAGTCATTGGTTGAACACCTGCGATATCGTATGCAATTAAA